ATGGCCATATACTTAAATAACAATGTAGGCGTTAAATTGGCTACTGCCGCTGCGCCTACAGTACCTTCAGTAGATATTAGTTCTTTTGTAACTAACGCTGTAATCAATCAAATTGTGGACGAGCTAGAAGTCACAACAATGGGCGATCTTTCTCACCGCTTTGCGCAGGGTTTGCAATCTGCCACATTTTCCATGGACATTTTAAATGACTGGGCAGCAAACCAAGTTATGGACACGCTTCGTGGCGCATTTGGTCTAACATTAGCAGTATCAGTAATTACCGTTAAAGGTACTGCAGTATCAGCTACTAACCCTTCTTACCAATTCTCAATTTTGGTAAACAACCTAACTCCAATCGGTCAAGGTGGCGTAGCCGAAATTGCAACATCTAGTCTGTCCTTTACAGTAAACTCAATAGTAACAGTGTCATCATCGGTGGCATTCTAACTAAGGAGTAATAATGGCAAAGCTAAAGATAACAAGGGCTAATGGTGAAGTATCTGAGCATAAGATAACACCAGGTGTCGAGTACGCTTTCGAGTTAAAGTATGGCGCAGGAATTAGTAAAGTCCTACGTGATCACGAACGGCAGACTGAGATTTACTTCTTAGCGCATGAGTGCTTACGTAGGGCTAACGTAACTGTACCTATATTTGGTATTGAGTTTATTGACAGCTTAGAAACTGTCGAGGTATTAGACGAAGAAAAAAAATAGTACAGCGTGATTCTACGCTCTATGCGATAGCAAGTTTGTCTGTAGAGCTAGGGATCGCGCCTAGTGAGTTTATCAATATGGACTCAGAGATGTTAAGGGCTATTGTGCAGGTGTTAAGCGATAGAGCAAAGGAGATCAAAAATGCCAGTAGTCGTAAACGGCGTTAGAGAGTTCCTCAAAGCAATAGATCAATTAGATGATGACATGTATAAGAATGTCAAAGCACAGCTCAAAACACCTATGATTAAAGTTGCGGCATTAACTAAGCAAGAGTTTCCAAACAATTCAGGCGTATTGAGTGGTTGGCTAAAACAAGCACCAGAAGTTGCAGGGCAAAAAAAACCTTTTCCTGCCTACGATCAAGGTCAAGCACAAGGTGGCATAAAGTATAAGCTGGGGCCTAATAAGAAAAACAATAAAGGCTATTCTGTTTACAATTATGTAAGCAACGAAAACCGAGCAGGTATGGTATTTGAATGGGCAGGTAGAAAAAATAAACAAGGCACACCTGGTGGCGCATCACTAAATCCGAATGCAAGCGCAGAGTTTATTGCAGCCTTGCCACCATTAGTAGATGCAACATTGAAAGGATCTGTAGGCCGTAGAGGTCGTAGAAATACTGGTCGTGCGCTTTACAAAGTTTGGGAAAAAGAACAAGGCCCTATCTATGCAAACATAGAAAAAGCACTTAACGATGCAATCTTTGCTTACTATAAGAAGTTACCTTTAGAGAAAAAAGGTCAAGTGTTGCAATTTTATAAAGAGCGATCAGCTCGCGGATTTACAGGAGTATAACTGTGCCAACAATTGTAGCCTCGGTACTCAGCACCTTTGATAACAAAGGATTAAAAAAAGGCAAGAAAGAAATATCAGCCTTTGATAAAAACCTAAAAGCCTTGGGTAAGACTTCTGCCAAAGTATTTGGCTCATTAGCCTTAGTAGCCTTTGGCAAGAACGCAGTCAACGCCTTTGTAGAGTCAGAGAAGGCAGCCGCTAAACTACGCACCACAGTTAGCAATCTAGGCTTAGAGTTTGAGCAGCCAGGCATAGAAGAATATCTAAAGAAATTATCGCTGCAGTTTGGCATTGTAGATGAAAGTTTAATCCCAGGATTTCAACGCTTACTTATAGTAACTAAAGATGTTGCTAAGGCACAGAGTTTATTTGAGACCGCACTAAACGTATCAGCAGGAACTGGCAAGGATCTCACAGCTGTATCTACTAGCTTGTCTAAGGCTTACTTAGGCGATAACGCAGCACTAGGTAGGTTAGGAGTAGGATTAAGTAAGGCACAATTAAAGTCAGCATCTTTTTTAGAAGTACAGCGCACACTTAACGTTAACTTTGCAGGTCAGGCCGCAGCAGCTGTAGAAGGCTATGCAGGCAGTATGGCTAAATTGACTGTAGCCGTAGATGAATCTAAAGAAGCAATAGGCAAGGGCTTATTAGATGCCCTAGCAGCATTATCAGGCAGTAACGATATAGATACATTTACTGCAAAAATGGTTAAGGCAGCTGAGAAAATAGGCAATGCCTTTGCAACTATTGGCGATGTCATAGGATTACTTAACCCTAATGCCAGCGTTAAAGTTGGCGGCAAGTTTATGCGTAAGTCAGATATAAACGCACCTAGATTATCACCGGCTAAATCAAGGGCTGATCTTATTGCAAGCATGCAGGTAACTAAAGCACGTAAAGAAGAGTTTAGTATAATCACAAAGAAGAATGCTTTAGAAAATAAGAACGTAGAAGAATTAAAAAAGAAGTTTGACTTAGAGCGCATAGGTCTAAACGCAGCTTTAAACAGCGCAACCGATGAAGAGACTAAGTTACGCCTAAAGGCACAGTTAGCAATACTAGACAACAACGAGGCTTTGGCTAAAAAGTATTTGGCTGAGTTAGAAGCAGCAGATGCACTAAAGAAATTAGCAGCAGAAGCAGCAGCAGCTGGTAAAACTTTAACAGAGTTTGCTTTAGTGCAGGTTAGATCTTTAATAAATAGAATCAATGCACAAATAGAGTTAATTAACACACAGTTTGGCATACCTTCTGCAGCACCTAAAGTCAGCGCACCTGGCTTACCTTCACAGCCAGCTAGTTACTTCCAAGATCTAGCAACTCAGTTAGTAGGCTCATCTTCTTATGCAGGTATGAACGTATCACAAATAGCAACCGAAAGAGCTAGGGAATCAGGCAATAGATCATTAGATGTAAACGTAAGGATTGACTCACCATCTGGTGATAAGTTTGCACAATTAGTAGCCGAAAGCATTCAAGTAGCTGGGCGTAGTGGATTTAGTACTACTGGTGCAGGACAGTTACCTTAATGCCAATACCTGTTATAAATGCCGTAATTAACTTTAGCACTGGCCCTAGTTTTGCTCAGGCCATGATCTTAGATACAGGTATATTGGACACAAATGTATTAGCCGATAGCACAGCTGTAATTGTAGATGTGTCTAATCAGGTCAACCGCATAGAGACTAACCGAGGCCGTACTGCACTATCCGATCAATTTCAAACAGGCGCACTTACTTTACGCATAGTAGATCAAAATGGCGACTTTAATCCCCAAAATGTAAGTGGCCCGTATTATAATCTATTAACACCTATGAAAAAGGTGCAAATAACTGCAACCTACTCATCGGTAACATATCCTATCTTCTCAGGATTTATTACAAGCTACGTAACTACTTACCCAGGTGAGTCTGGCGAGGATGTAGCAATAACAACTATACAAGCTGTAGATGCATTCAGATTAGCGCAGTTAGCGCAGATCAGCACAGTTACAGGTGCAACTGCCGGCGACTTATCAGGCACACGTATTAACGAAATATTAGATGAAATTGACTGGCCAGTATCACAAAGAGATATTGATGCAGGTCTTACTACTATGCAAGCAGACCCAGGCACTAACCGCACAGCATTACAGGCACTATTTACAGTAGCCAATTCTGAATATGGTGCTATTTATGTAAGTGCCGATAATAACTTTGTATTTCAAGATCGCAACGTAACTGCTGGATCTATTGGCGGTACACCCACAATCTTTGCAGATAACGGCACAGGTATAGATTACTTTGATGCTAGTTGGATTCTTAACGATGTATTAGTATTCAACAAAGCCACAATTACAAGGTCGGGTGGCACAGCACAGGTAGCATTAAACCAAGACAGCATAGACAAGTATTTCTTACACAGCTACTTCTTAGACAACCTACTTATGCAGACCGATGCAGTAGCTCTAGATTACGCACAGGCTTATGTTGCATCACGTGCTGAGACAGATATACGAGTAGATTCTATAGTGCTTGACCTATACACAAACAATTACAATAGCGGCATTATTGCAGCCCTAGACCTAGACTTTTTTGATCCGATCAAGGTAATTACTACACAGCCAGGCGGATCTACCCTAGAAAAAACATTACAGATTTTTGGCGTGAGAATGAATATCACACCGAATAGTTGGAAAACCACGTTCACGACATTAGAGCCAGTCATAGACGCATTTATCCTAAATGATACGATTTATGGCACTTTAGACTATAATGTCCTAAGTTACTAGGGAGTACAAATGGCAGCAGGATTAGGCTTTAAGACGTTTACAACTGGTGAGGTGCTGACTGCAGCCGATACTAACGGCTATTTAATGCAAGGCATCCTAGTCTTTGCAAGTGCAGCAGCTAGAGATTCAGCAATTACTTCACCACAAGAAGGACAGTTTGCTTATCTCAAAGATACAAACGTAACAACATATTACACCGGTAGTGCATGGGCTAACGTAGATACAACTGGCATGACTAACCCAATGACTACTACAGGCGATATGATTTATTCTTCTAGCGGATCAACACCAGCAAGATTAGGAATTGGTAGCACTGGCAACGTATTAACAGTTGCAGGCGGCGTACCTAGTTGGGCTGCACCTGCAGGCGGCGGTGGCATGACTTTAATAAATACAGGTGGAACATCATTAACAGGTGCATCAGTCACCATTGGTTCAATCCCGTCAGGCTATGTTAACTTACAATTAATTGTTGAAAACTTTTTACCTGCCACTAATAATAATACTTTAAGCGTAAGAGTAAACAATGATTCAAATGCAAACAGGCATTTCATAAACACCGCAATTCAACAAGAAAATGTTTCTTTTAATAATACTGCTTGGGATTTAACTGGTGGTGGTAGTAATTCAGCTTCTCAAACTATAATTAAGTTAGACATATATGGTTACGCAAACTCTACAACTTGGAAAATGGGTCAAAGCAATTTCCTACAAAATTATCACGGCGGCAGTTCTAATATGAATATTGGAATTAGACAATATGGTTTTAATCAAACAGGTGCAATTACCTCATTGGTTTTATTTCCAGGTTCAGGCAACTTTACATCAGGCACAGCATATTTATACGGGGTGAAATAATGAGCAAACCACAGATTAAAGAATATAACTGCGAAACACAAGAAGAAGTTATCAGAGATGCTACGAGTGCTGAGATAGCACAGATGGCAAAAGATGCTGCTAATTTTGCAGCACGACAAGCCGAAGCTGAAGCACAAGCAACTGCTAAAGCAGCACTGTTAAACAAACTTGGCATCACAGCTGAGGAAGCCGTCTTACTTCTTTCATAATGAAGCCTTGGCTATGTGCAGCTGGTACACAGTTAAGAGATCAAATTGATACCTGGTACCCAGATCGTCGCTCTACCTCTGATGGGTGGTTGGGTGATGCTCGTCATTCCGCCACAAAATCGGATCATAATCCAGATGCAGACGGGTGTGTACGAGCCATTGATGTTGATTCTCGCTTGGATACATCCGAAGGGATCTCAGTATATTTGGCTGACCAGATCAGAAAGTGTGCGAAAACCGATAAGCGCATATCTTACGTAATACATAATGGCATGATTGCTAGCAAGATACTTAATTTTAAGTGGCGTAAGTACAAAGGCTTTAACAAACACACAAAGCACATACATATTAGTTTTACAAAGTTAGGCGATAAAGACAGCAAGCCGTTTGATATACCACTACTAGGGGGTAACATATGAAAATAAGCAATAAGCAAAAAGCAATACTTAAATCATATTTTAGGGGTGTGCTTGTATCATTCTTAACATTCTTAGCCAGTAATGAGCTAGGACTAGATCCAGTTATATCAGTGGTAGTGGCCGCACTTGCAGGCCCAGCAGCTAGGGCTTTAGATAAATCCGATGATGCTTATGGCCTCGGTGCAGATGAAGCATGACACCTACGGAATGGGCTGGCTTTGGCGCTGGCGTTATAGCTGTGCTA